CCCGCTCTTTCAAGTCCTTCATCAGGTCCCGATGGTTCACCGCGGCGGTCATGGCTAGGTGAATGCTGGTGGGCTGGCCTTTTATTGTAGCCAGCTTGTCTGTTAGCACAGCCACCGCTACGGGCAAGCTACGGTCATCAATAAAAGCCATAGATTCCTCGGCAAGACGCCTAGTGCCTTTCCACAAAGCAACCTCCAGGAACCCTGTCACATCCTTTCGCCAGTCTTCCTCGTTCTCCGGGTAATCGGATGGAACCTTGACCCCGCGGATGTATTTGAAGGTGGTATGCGAAGACAGCCCTGTCTCCGCGGCAATCTTCTCAAGCGGCTTATTTAGAATGATACCCTCGACGATCTTGTCGGCTTTCTCCTGATCCAGCTTTGAATTGCAATGTTGATTGGAAGGTGGCTTGACGTAGCCAACCTCTTCTGCGGCTTTCCTGACCTTATCCTTGAACTCTTTGGACAGCTTTGGGTCATCACGTAACGCCCAGGTCACTCGGTTACGATCTGTTCCTGCCTTGGCGGCCACATCATTCAGGGATGCTCTGGTCTTCTTACCCGGCATAACCCTTGAACCCGTAGGGGTATTCGCCCCAATGGTTGAGTTGTTTGGTTGGCTTGTAGGCGTAGTGGGGGACGTCGCACAGGGACAGCCTGAGGGATGCAGCGTAGTCCTCGGAGAGGTATTCGGGCTGCCCTGGGAGGGTCTCGAAGGCGAATGGCATCCAGAGGGTGGGAAACTCCGGGACCGCCACGTCCTTGCACCAGTCGATTTTATAGGGGGGCTGCACTCCTGACCCTCCCAGCTTGGAAAGTGCGCCTATAAGCGATCCTCGAGCGATTGCGAGGCATCCGCTTGCGAACATCCGAATCGGCACCAGCTCCGCTGCGCATTCGGCATTGGCAAGCTGGTGTTTCAGGGCTTGGAGGTGCTCGGCTAAAGGGCGGAGGGCTGGGCGTGCTGGGAGCGACCGGCAGGAGTAGGGGATGCAGACGGTTGCCTGGTGCTGGTGGGCGAGCTCCGCGATGCGGATGATGTCTGCTGGGTCGAACTCGATGTCGTGGTCGATCTGGACCCAGACGTCCTTGCCGGAGTCGAGGAACCACTTGGTGGCCCTGCAGCGTGAGCGGCTGATGAGGGCGTCCTCGCGGATGGCCCGGAGGTCGGTTTGGCGGTCTGACCTGGCGAAGTGGGCGGCTAGGCCGATCCAGGACATCAGGCAGGCGGCTGACACTCCGCCGTAGGCGTACATGGAGACGTGCATAGACGGCCTAGTGCCTGCCTTGGTCTCTGGCTGCGGCTTGGTCGGTGGTGCTGCTGCGTATAGGAATGGATCATCCATCGGAGGGGAGGGTAGGGGTTTGGGTGGTGGTCGGGCAATGGGATTGGCGTTCTGCTGCGAGGTGGGCCTCGTGACCTTTGCTGATGAGGTAGACCACGCTGCCGCGGGGGACCTTGCAGATCCTGCCTATGGTCTCGAGGGCGAGGCCTTGGTCCCTGAGCTGGTAGGCTTTGAGACAGAGCTCCGGGGTGTACTTCTGGGTTTCAACCTCTTCGACCGGGTGGAGCATGGGGTCCGGCCTGCCGTCTGGCAGGAACTTCTGGCCTTCCGGGTAGGACATCCAGCCTGCCTTGACGGCCTTGGCTATCAGGCCCTGTGCTTCGGCCAATAGCTTGGCCCGTTGTATTTCGTATGGCTGCCTCATGTATCAGAAGTCTGGGGTTGGATCTGAGAAACGGCAGTACTGGCCTTCGTAGTGTAGTTTGACGAGGCCACACTCGCCGTCTCTTTGTTTTGCGATGATGATGGAAGCCTCACCGCTAGCTTCCTTCCTGTCACGGTCCAACAGCATGACCAGGTCGGCATCTCTTTCGATCTGCCCGGAGTCTGCTAGGTCGGTGAGTCGGGGCTGACGGCCTTTGTCCTTCTCGTTCTCGCGGTTCAATTGGGCCAAGCAGAGCATGGCCACTCCTGTCTGGACTGCGATGTCCTTGAGCTTGCCGGAGACCTCGGCGATCTCGTAGGTACGTTTTTCCGAGCGGTCGGCTGCCTTCACCTTCTGCAGGTAGTCGACGATCACCAGTCGTACCTGGTGCTTCCTGACGGCACGCCTGACGTTGGCTGTGATGCTTGCGATGCTGTGGCTACTGGAGCCGTCGAGGAAGTAGAGCGGGCTGCCGCTGATCTTGCCCGAGGCTGCCATCATCGACCTCATGTCTCCCTCGGAGAGGTTGCCGCTCTTGAGGCTCTGCATCGAGACGCTGCCTATGGTGGCCACCGTTCGCCGGAAGATGGCCTCCTTCGACATCTCCAAGCTTACGAACAGGGTGGGGACCTTGTCCTGGACGGCTGCCTTGTGCGCGATGGCGATGGCGATGGCTGTCTTCCCGATGCTGGGGCGGGCTGCCATGATGGCCATCTCCCGGAGCTGCAGACCGTCGGTCTTGTGGTCCAGCCAATGGAAGCCGGTGGCGATGCCCGAAAGACTGCCCTTCCGGTTGAACCTGTCCTGCATCTGGTCGATGAAGCTGCCTGCGACCTGCCTCGAGGTTGAGAGGGTCTCACGGGAGACCTCAATGGCGAGCCCTGCTTCGGCATTGGAGACGATTTGATCCGGCTGGAGGGTCAGGACAGCGGACTCCCGTATCAGACGCTCCCCAGCGTCTCTGAGCTGGCGACGATGGGTGGCCTCGGTGATGCCTTTGATGAAGTACGGCAGGTTCGCGGGCGATGGGCAGGCCTCCATGGCCTGATTCCAGGCATCGAATGGGATCGGAAGTTGGCCGTAGGCCTTCTTCCATTCCTTCCCGAGGTCTGCGAGCGCAGGCTGCTTGTTGGCTTGGACCAGGCTGCGGATGCAGTCGAAGGTCAGCCGGAGGCTGTCCTGGGTGATCCAGTCGCTGCGGATCTCGGATAGGGCATCCGAACAAGTGTCGATGGAGCCGGTGAGGCAGGCGCCTATCATCCCCAACTCGTCTTCCTTCGGGAAGTAGACGTCGCTCACACCGAATCCCTCCAGTCCAGTTCCTTCTTGGCATGAGGCTTCTGTTCTCCGGTGGACAGCCCGGCCGGGCGGTAGATTCCCTTCCAGCCCGAGGCAATCGAGTGTTCCACAATTGATGGGAACTCCGAAGGAGTGAACTCCCGGGCCCACTTGGTCATGGCTGCAGTCAGCCCGGTCTTCTTGTAGGCCTCACGCTTCTCCGACTTGTACCGTAGCCACAGCCGGACTGCCTCAAGGCAGTTCTGAGTGCGCAAGGCTTCCGGGAGCTCTACTCCATGGGCAACCTCCCACTCGGACTTCGGTGTCTTAGTATCTTTATTAGGAGATGGAGACGGAAAGCATGATTCTGGTATCGGGCTGGCATCGTCCTTAGTATCCTCTGGCATATGCGTTGGCATTGCGTTGGCATCTTTCTGCCACCTTAGATTGGCGTTATCTCTTTGTTTTTCGCTTCTTTCCTTTTGCTTGGTGCGTTCCTTCTCAAGACGCCTGTTCCTGTAGTTTCCATCCTCGCCGACCTCGAACTTGCTTTGGCATATGCCTTGGCAATGCGTTGGCATACCGAGGCACATCCTCTGAATGTCGAGCTCGGTTACAAAGCCTTTCGACCATTGGAGGCACAGCAGCGAGATGTAGGCGCCTCGCTCCTCGTTGGTCATGGTCATGGTGCCTGCCAGGAAGTCGTCAGCGTAGAATTGGAAAGCTGGCGCCCGGTTTTTTTGCTTGGTCTCTTTCATGTCTCAAACAGAAAACCCCGCCACGCATCGAGGTGAGGTATCGCGGAGAAACAACGCGACGTGCACGATACGGACGGGGTCAAATTGATCGAACATGGTTTTCTCTAGATGCCTCGACGCTCACCTCTCACAGCTCACGTCGACGTGCTGTTCCCTAGCTGCCAGCCGGTGCGGTGTACAGCTCTTTGATCAGCACACGGAAGGCCCGCTCGGCTGTGGCTGGCACAACTCCGTTGCCGAGCAATCGAAGCTCATCGGTTCTATTGTCACCGGAGACACACAGCTCGGCATAGTCCATCCCACCGGAAGACCCATCAGCGTCTCCACCCAGCGAGGGTTGAGTTTGCCGCTTTTTGATCCGGTTTCCAGTTGGAGGTTCCTGACTAAGTCCACTTGTTTCTTGGTTACATGAAGACTCCCCGCAGTATTGTTTGAATCGTGCGGACTTGGGCAATTTGGAGTCGCCCAGCTCTTGATCTGACTGTGCAGCGTGTACGGCTGTCCCCTGTGCGCCCCTGAGTCGTGTTCCGTTCGAGGTGTCGCCCATGCCGCCATCTGCCTGCTCAACGTCACCTTGCCCTCCTCGATCCGCTTCTGTGCAGCTTCCGGCGTTGAGGCTAGATGGCTGTCTCCCATGATCGGAGTCGCCCATTGCACCGCTGCTGCCTGCATCGACAGTGCCTTCCCTCCCTGCTGATACTGCGTCGTCCTTCCCGTGTCGGTTGCGGCTGGCGTCGTCCAGTTCCCGTCGCGTGTTGCCACCGACAACTCTTGGCGGCTCCCATCCGTACTGCTGCTCGCCGGGACGGGAGGGCCATGCATCTCCTCGATGTTCACCGCATCCGGCAACAAGTCGCCCCGCATCTTGCCGTCCTTGCGTTGCAGGGTCGTGTAGCAACCCTTCCAGTCCCGTGCCGAGCTTGTGGGCCAGGATGAACACCCGCTTCCGCTGATGAGGCGCGCCGACTTCAGACGCTGAGAATATGCCCCACGTCGTTCTGTAACCCATTCCTGCCAGGTCTTCGATGACGTCGGACAACCCCAGCGAGATATGTCCTTCGACGTTTTCAAAGAAGCAGCATCGTGGCCTGAGAAGTCGAATTCCATCTGCGATCCACGGCCAGAGATGCCGCGGATCTTCTTTGCCTCGGCGCTGCCCGGCTGCGCTGAATGGTTGGCACGGGTAACCGCCAGTAAGTATGTCCACTCGGTCACGAAACGCTCCCCAAGGGAAGGTTCTAAGATCCGGCCAGATAGGTGCCGGGTCCATGAGTCCCGCTTCCATTTTGCTGACCAGGTTCGCAATGGCATAGGCTTCGATCTCACAAAGAGCGACTGAGCGCAGATTCGGGATGACTCGTTTGAGTCCAAGCTCAATGCCGCCGTATCCAGCGCACAGGCCAATGTGTGTAGTTGTTTTGGTAGTATCCATGTCATGGCTTCTCCCTTTCTTTCTCGTACTGCAGCGCCTCCAGCAGGGCCAGGCTGTGCTGCTCCTCGGTGGGCTCATCCGAGCCGCAGAGGATGCCCAAGCGCTCTTGGTATCGGTAGGCGGCCTCGGGCGACAGGTTGTCCGGCGGGGTGGGCATCAGTAGCTATTGATGAGGATGTCGGCCACCTGCTGGGTGAGTTGGACGTCACGCAGGCAGTAGTGGATGGCTGCCTGGCGGTCGGTCTGCCAGAGCTCATGGAAGTGGGCGCCGTTGCCGGCCTTCTCTCCAAGGCCTAGGTGCCGGGCGATTGCTGCCAGGCTGCCGTGCGCCCTCGAGTCCCCGAGCTGCCAGACTTCGCGCAGGTCGACGATGCCATCGTGCCAGTACCGGCCGTTGCGCAGCCAGTAGGGCGGGACGATGCGATGCTTCCATGACCGCTTGAACAGGAACGGCAGGTCGAACGGCTTGACGTTGAACCCGACCATCCGCGGGTAGCGGCTGTCGTTGGTCGGCTTCAGCAACGCCCAGAACTGCCGGAGCATGGCAGCCTCCCCATCGGCGTCCGAGCACAGCACCGCTGGCTGGTCATGCTCTATGCGGTAGCCGATGCAGAGCACCTGCCCGCTGAGAGCGTCGAGGGCGGCGTTCTTGATGTAGTCGGCCGCGTGGTTCTCCTCGGCCTTCTGGATCTTCTCGGCGATCAGGTCCGGGTTCTTGACGTTGCCGAGCTTGACCTGCGATGGGTCGAAGGGCGGGATGACCAGCTCGCCCAACGGGAGCGGGCCGGTC